CCATCTTTACCGCCTCCTCTCGAAACTCTTTCGTGTATCGCCCGTTCGGTACTCTCTCCATTTCAACACCTCCGTCTTGGTCTCTCTACCTAAACATTGGTGTCCATCTTTTTCAACCTATCTCAGGGATCATCGTAAAGCGGAGCAGCAACCCCAAGGAAGCGACAGTTGAAGCCTGGGGATTGGTCGATGGCCAACCCACGTCGCGGCATTTCGACCTGATTATCTACGACGATGTTGTGACTCGTGAAAGTGTGACGACCCCGGACATGATCCAGAAGACAACGGATGCCTGGGAATTATCACTCAATCTGCTATCCGAGAATGGCAGGAAGCGATATATCGGCACACGATACCATTTCAATGACACATACCGAGTGATCATGGAGCGTAAAGCGGCGATCCCTCGCATCTATACGGCAACGGTGGACGGGACGGTTGATGGTGAACCGGTGCTTCTGACCCGGCTGCAGTTGACTGAGAAGCGCATCGAGATGGGGAGCTACACATACGCCTGCCAGATGCTGATGAATCCGAAGGCGGATGAAACTCAGGGCTTCAACGATAATTGGCTGCGCTTCTGGGAACCGACCACAGCAAACCTCAATATCTACATTCTATGTGATCCTGCATCGGAAAAGAAGACGTCATCTGATTATACCGTGATGCTGGTTATTGGGCTTGGTGCTGATGGCAACTATTACCTTATTGACGCTCTGAGGGATCGACTGAACCTCAAGGAACGAGCGGACGCACTTTTCGGGTTTCACCGAGAGTATCGGCCGAATGACGTCGGTTATGAAAAGTATGGAATGCAGGCAGACATCGAGCACATGGAAGACCGGATGAACCGGGAGAACTACCGATTCGCCATCACTGAACTCAAGGGGAATATTCCTAAGAACGACCGCATACGCAAATTAAGCCCCTTATTTGAGGCTGGGCGGATTTACATTCCGAGGGTGTTATGGAAGCGTACCTATGATGGTCGATCCGTTGATTTAATCCAGTCATTTATCCAAGATGAATATCGCGCATTCCCGGTGAGTGTCCACGACGACATGCTCGATTGCATGGCGCGGATTTGCGATCCGGATATGGCAATGGTGAAACCGTCCGGGCGCACGAATAAGAAATTTTTCAGGCAACCTGTATCGGGGTGGGCCGCATGAGGTGACCGAGGGTGGATATGATGTCGTTGGATGGAGTTCACTTGAAAGCGGGTGCAAAGACGACTCTTGGTCATCACCATAATTCAAATACAAAGCGAGGGGTGGGATGATCCAGCTTGGTCATTGAATACGGCTCGAAAGCGCTTATCTGAGAGTCGATCTTATTCTTTTTGGAACGGACAGGCTCCTTCCTGAAATCAGTGGATCGATAAATTGTATTGATATAGTAGACTTGAAACGCAAATGGTGATAGAGAGTGTCACAATATGAATGGCCATTGAAGATGTTCCATCCTGAATGACTGTGCCGGAGGGAAATATGGATTGGCTGACTAGACCCCGTTTCTTAGTGAGGAGCGGGGTTTTTGTTTCGGGTTCTATAGGTCTGCTATTGTCTTATGCGGACCATATAAATTATAGTTGGCTCATATTGAAGAGGAGAGATGACGATTCAGAATCCAGATTTTCCATGGTATGTTAAACAAAGCAAGGAATTGAATCTGACACCAAGATGCCCTATTGCTTCGGCTGAGTTATGTCCGAGGTATTTTGCGACTCTGTCACTACTCGGGAAGGAAGGCATCACGACCGACGTTTCCCCCGAGGATCATGCGCGTCTCGAAAAGAAATGGAAGCCTTTTGCGCCAACAGTTGCCGAAGAAGATGTCGGTATTACCAAAACTGGAGACCAGTTCAGATCTATTTCTGGCGCGTGTCCGGAGGTTAGCTTTGAGGTATTCGGATACTTCGCTTCGGATTTGCATCGTTACGCTGACGAGGATGACCACGACCTTGCCCACAAGAGACTTGGTGAAGAAGGCGTAGATAGGTCCGACTTCCGCTGGCAATGGAGCGTGGTCCAACCGCACCACTACACCGAGTGTCGTGAATATTCAATACAGATAGACACTCGGGTGGGGAAGTCCAAGAATCTCAGAAAAAATCGGTTGGGTTTGACCGCAAAGGTCCGTTGGCAAGTATTGGCACGTGACGCATTCGCCTGCCAATACTGCGGGAGGCGCCCACCCGAGGTTTCCTTAGAAGTCGATCACAGAATTTCCGTTGCCGACGGCGGCACGGATGATCTTGACAATCTCTTTTCTGCATGCACCGAATGTAACAGAGGTAAGGGTGCTCAGAGTGTCACAGAGAATGGATAGAAAAGGCAAAAAACCGAACAATTTGGTGCAGCCAATCGCCCAACAAGCGAGCTCTGGCTGACCATGGCGTTAGTCTATTACCATCATATACGAGGTTCCTATGACTGAAGAAAGTAAAGATCGACCGAAGATTTTCACAATCATCGTAACTGGGGTAGTTAGCCTAGTGGTCGGAGTTGCAAGTGCGCTCTTGATAAATTATTTCACAGAGAAACGTCTTGAATTAACCTATGATATTACATCCGCCGAAGTTTTTGAAGATCAAAACCAGAAAATTGGAATCTTAGCCATACAAATTTCAAATACAGGGCGTAAAGAGATCGAGGATGTGCATTGCCGGATATTGTTAAATAAGGCAACGCTAGTAAAGTATCGTAGCAAAGGAATCCCCCCCACATCTATCACGGTCTCAAATAACACGTCTGAATTAAATGCTAAAACACCATATCTGAATCCGAATGAGGCATTTTCATTACAGCTGTTGGTTCAACCGGAGGAAAGCACTCTAAAGGAGCCAATAATTGAAATTCGCGGTAAAGGAATTACTGCTTCACGTAAGAGTCTTGAAGATGTGTGGACGAAAAAGAAAGTATCCGCTACTGCTTTCTTGACGCCAATTGCAACTATTCTAGCAGCTTCTCTAACATTGTTTATAATACGAAGAAAGCGTGGTGCACTTTTTTCAGGGGGTGAGCAACGCGATGAATTTGCATATTTACTTAGTGCTAATGGGTTTATTGCCGAAGCAAGTATTTTAAGGGAATCGAGTCGTAATCATAGCTACTGGTCTCTGTCAGATTATTTCACTGAACAACTTTTGTCTAAAAGTCCCAACGACAAGGAGGCCTTATCTCGAGCTGTTCATGTTCTAGAGCAATTACTGGCATATAGCGAAAACATGGCACCAAGTTCGAAAGCAATCGTCAATCTAAATGCCGCCTATCTTGCACAGATAGCTGGCGATGAAGTTAAAGCAACTGACTTATTGCGTGAAGCTCGTAAATGCCATGCATCTGTGGTTAGTCAGAGGATGAAACTAGACAACCGTCTTAAATTTTCAACTCAATCCTGAAGCTAATCGAAAGAAACGATAAATGAAAAGTGGTTTTCGGTACACTAGTAATGTTTTATATGAAAGCCTAACAAAATCAATACAGCCGATCGCTGCGCTCCGGCTGATTTTTTCGTTAACTCTTTCAATCAATAATCCTCGGTTCTAACGAAGGGCCGAGAGCAAGCAGTTGTAGGTGAACAGGCGGCCGGTTTTATTCGTATTTTCTCAATATCACCCCTATTGATAACAAATACTAATGTTCAGTTTGGATGGTCATGACAGATCATTGAATACGGTTCGGAGGAGTGTTATTTTAGGATGGGGATATTTCCGTTGATCGTGGGGATTCACTACTGCCTACTATCGTTAGGGTGATATAAAACTTATGTTTACTCGTGATGAGGTGCTAAACTGGGTAATTCCGTATCGTCTCGACGCAATTGAGGCACTCAAATTTGTTCTATGTCTTCGCAAATCCTGGGATAAGCCCAGACCGATGAAAATCTATTTCGATGATCGTCTTGCGTATTCCGCTGATTTCGCCACCTGATTCCGATTCATTCCGCCACCCAGTTCCGATTCAAAGCGCCAGGGTGTTCCGATTGATTCCGCCACCCCTGGTCGGAGCGTAGCGACGCTGGTTTTTTAG